CAGAAGAAAGCTTCTCATCGAGCACAGATTTAATTTCTTGAACTAATTGGTTTGTGTTCATAATATTAGAATTACTTTCTCTTTCAGATTTTACAGTGTTTTTTTCACTTTGTGAAATATTATTTTTAAAATTTAATATATTTTTTAAAATTCTTTCTGATCTTTCGTCAAGATCTGCAGCCAGGTCTCTACGGTCGGATATTTCAAGTTGATCGTCTTGTTCTGTAAGCACTACCCCTTCAACATCTGCTGCTGGATTCGATGTAAACCCAATACCCAAGGGATAAACGTCCCCAACAACCAATCTTCTAACAATAGTTCCATCTTCCATTTCACCAGATCCGTCTGTCGCTTTAAGATATTGGGAGAGCTCTTGTATTTGCTTTTGGTCGGTTATAATTTCTGCCTCAGCTAAACTGTCGCTACCGACTGCGATTTGGTAATCATTAAAACCTATTTCCCAGCTAGCAGAGACTTGATTGTACATTGAGCTCTCGGGATCAACTGATTTATTCAACAGTTCTGCGAATTTTTTATCAACCATTCGATAAACTACAGCTCCCAGAGAAATATTAAAAGGATCTCGGTAATCCGCCAAATCTTCCTCATCAAAAAGCTCGTTATCTCCATAACTGGAAAATCCAGCAGAAACAATATGCCCAACAATTCTTTGCTTTTTGTGTTCTATGTTAGTAGGCTTATGAACAAAATAGTCCTTAACGGCCAAAGCCGTCTCAGTAGAAATGCCATCATGGTTTTTATTGAACTTGTTGACTACTGCCGCATTGAAGGCAACTCCAACTAAATCAATATTCTTATCTAAATCAACTGACTCAGGCATTAATCCCTTAAGGTCACTTAAAGAAGCTTTTGAGATTTGGATATTTTCTTGATCAATATCTGCAGATGCAATAATTGGTTGCAAGAACGAGGTTTTATATTTATAGTACGGAACCATATTTTATCGATAAAGTGTGCTAACTGTAAGTTTGTTACACTCCTTTTATCGATTTGAGAATTTTTCTGAATGATAAACAATTGCCGCGGTATAGTCTGTTAAGCTGTGATTGCTCGCAGTCTCCTCGACGCCTTTCGGCAAATTAAGCTTTAATATATTATTATTATCTTTAATGCAGCTTTCTACTGTAGACTTCCAATCTTTAATATCTTTAGCGATTACCACTTTTTTACAGAGATCGTCGACCATTTGATTTTGATTTTTGTTTAATCTTTTAATTTGGTGACGCTTTCTTATAATCTTCTTGCAGAAGTCTTGTAGACCTTCAGAAGCTTTTATAACCTGGCTAATATTCTCAGTTGAAACGCTTGCTCTAGAATTTTCCTGAGGGATCCCCTTGGTTCCCTGTGGCCTGCCTGGCAAACCAGGAACTTTTTGCACTTCCTTCTTCTCGTCCTGTTCTTCACTTACCATCGGAACCCCTCCAACAATTGGGTTATAGTACCCCTTTTTGCGTTCTTCGATGAACTTGTCTTGTGATCTGCCTATTTGTTCGGCCTCTGGGAAAACGCCCTTATTGATCACATCCATTCCTTGCTCTGGAGTTATAAGGCCTAATTCCATAAGCCTTGTAGCCACTCTTTGTGTTTGAGTAGAATCCTTAGTGTCGACTTCTTTGAATCTTGCCGTTGGATAATTTCTGAATCCCATGTTTTTGCAAACCTGCTTGATCTCGGGCTGCAAAAAGTCATTTAAAAATCCCTGCCTGGACTCTTTGAGCCTTTCAAGGAATATCTCAGCCTTGACCGCGGTATTGCTGTATTTTTCACTGCCAACAATAATGTTCTGAAGCCCCTCTTTAATGTCTTCATTAACTATGCGATATTTTTCATATCCTAAAATCTTATTCATGTCGGGAATAACAAACTCCGCTTTAGTCGTATAATCACTTACAAGGACACGCCCCACGCTCTCGTTCCTAAAAAGCTCTTGCATGGCCGCAAGATTATTATGATTAATACCTCCCTTGTTGGGCTCATTACCCATGCTGATCAAAAGAATAACATTTTCTATAGTCCTAACGATCGCTTGGTCAATTTTTTTGAACTCAAGCTTCATATTAATATCCTCTAAAACAGAAAACCCAAACGGAACAGCGAAAGGCTCATAATCTTGTTTTTTATAAAAGGAATATCTAAGCCTTTCTGGTTCAATTTCAATTTTTGCCCCGTCAGGCGCATATCCATTCATTTTGAAATTCTCTTTAAGATTACTCGGCAATCCCTTATAGACCTCTTTGTCATAGTCATTCTTGGGGTTCTTGAGCCTCTCTATCTCGTACTCGCTTAAAACTTTTGCATATACGCCAGTTGTTTCAAAACCAGTTGTCCTGCGCGCTATCATATCAAACGGATTTAATAAAATATAACGAATAGGTATTTTATTAACGGATACTGCTCCGTAAGTTTTTGTCATCTTGATGAAATCCTCGGTGTTAAACCTTCCATCAATTTTGTAAAAGAAAACGTTTCCAGATCTATAATACTCTCGAAAATACTGATCTCTTATTTTCCAAAGTTTTACTTTCTTGAACCACGCCTCAATAAAATCTCTCGACTTTTTACTTCCGCCATCGAGAAATATTTCTGAATTAGCGAACTCAGCCATAATGTCAATTGCATTCCTGAATATAGCCACATTAGCGTATGCTTTCTGGCAAAGCTCTATTGTTTCTCTTACGTTAATACCGCTGGCAGAATAATCATAAGGAAGTAGTCCGTCCCTAATATTTGTATATTTGTCTCGCTGGGGAACCTTGTGAACGCGATTAGATCTTGATCTTGTGGTTGTTCCGCTTCCTGTTCGAGAATAAGAAGCCTTAGACGTGGAGTTAAAATAAGCTTCTCCTTCTAAGCTGGGAGTATATGTACTGTTTTGCAGTAATGGATTTGTTGCCAAAGTCTCTTCTATGGACTGTTTTTTGTCAAACTTACTCCAGTACTCAGATTTCTTGTTATATTTTCTCTTTTCAGCCATTTGTTTTAATTACACGAAAGTTAACAAAGTTACTTTTAAAAGTTTAAAAAGTGCTTTACTTAATGAATCTCGGCGTAAAGGTAGCCTCAACTTCCCTAGGTTTAAAGTTCATAATATCAAAATACGTTTTAACCATCCAATTAGCTAATACTAAGGCAGAATAACTGTCTTTTCTAGCTTTATCTCGACCAGACTGTCTTCTTAAATTTGACGGAAGATCGAAAGTTTGAGTGCCTTGGGCTGTGGTTGTTATTTGTATAAGTGCACACTCTACTTTCGTAAGTTCTAGCATGTCACTTTGATGTTCAACAAAATCAATCATTTTAGCTTCCTTTGTCATTTTTTCGCTTAATGCGTCACTGCCTTTTAAATATTTTAACTTTTCGATTGGAATTTGTTTTCGCCTTTGCGTTTGATATGAGTCATCAATAGCCCTTGATCCAAAAAATATCCTTTTATGGTCAAAGTTAGATTGCAATAATTCGTTAGCTTGCCTAATCCAGTTGCTTGTGGGTTTCCTTAAGTAGCAGATTTTCTTTTCGGTTTTGTTATACTCATTGCGCGCTTTTTGTAAATCAGAGTTGTACATTTCTGGTTTTTCGAAATCAACCTCAATTGTTTTTAACTTTAGATTGTCTTTTTTAAATATTTCGCTTTCATTGCAAGCGCTCAAAAATTGAACTCCTCCAGCATAGTCGCCAATAACCATAACGACATTAAACGCTTGAAGTATATATGAAAAATATTTAATGTGCTCTTTCATGTTAGCTCCAGCGAGTGCATAACTATGGACCACCACGCCCATTTGCTTTTCTTTGTTAAGTTTTAAAACTTGAATAGCAAAATCGTCAGAGCTTTCGCTTTCCGCCCAACTGGGGTCAAAAGCAACTAAGTATTCTGCTCCAGCCTCACCTCCAACCTCAACAGACGGGCTTTCTCCGTCTGGGATTGAGCATTCTGACATTTTTGATATCTTAAAGTAGCCGCTGCTGTCATCCGTAAAAACAGCCCCAAACTCTCGGTCAAACTGACTTTGACTCATAGAGGATTTAGCTTGGTTTAACAGATTTTGATCATAAAGCTGTTTTGGGGCGCAGTCATATGAAAATTGCATAATTGCACGGTGGGCAGTATCATCAACAGGCTGATTATGTATTAAATTTTGAAATTGAGTATATGCTTTGTACATATATTCAAATTTATACGACGCAGATGACAAAGCTATTAATTTATTATTAGGCCAAATATACCTTTCCTCCTCAGTCATTTTGCCCTGCTCAATCATTTTTGTTTCAAGGCTGTACAAATCTTCTCGCTGTGTTGGGTTTTCGACCACTGACAAAAAAGGAACTATAACCTCGTTATAAATTCTTTCTGGCATAAGAGCAAACTCATCAATAATAATCCTATGAAAACGAAAACCACGAAGTTTTTCGCCGTCGCCTAAAGGAAGCGCTCGAATTCTTGACCTTCCTATTTCCATTAGCCATTCATCATTGCTTTTGCTTTTTTTTGTGATGCATTGGGCGAATAAAGCGGCTTCGGGTTTTGCCGCAATATCCTCAATTTTCTTGAAAATCATTTTCGCTTGCCTGAAAGACTTGGACAGTATTCCGATTTCAACCCCTTGATTTAGAACTGCGTCTAAAGCCGCATAAACGCCAGTAGTAAAAGACTTAGACATTCCCCGAGACCACACTCCCATAAAATAATCTGTTTGAAACATCGCTTTAATAGCCATGTGCTGAAATGGGAAAAGTTTAATTCCCATTAACAAATCTGATGAAAAAGTTATGTTTTCTCGAAGAAATTTATAAAAAAGAATTTTAGCTTCTTTTTCCTCAAGAAAGCCAAGGTCACTATCCAAGAGATACTTGTTTATGTCGCGAGTTTTGTTTACTCGTTCCTTTTGATTTCCTTTTTCCCAAGCCATAATTCCTTGCGTCTATATAATACTGTAGATCACAATACCATATTTTTCTACCAAAATATAAAATTCTTTGTATTAAGTCTATTGAGGACGTCCTGTTTCCCGAGAATACAAATTGACATGTTTCTGGAAACTCGTGGCACAATGCTTTCATGTTGTGAAAAATGAATTTTAAGTTTGCTGGATGCGGAGAAAAGTGGTTTTGTTTTTTTATTTTTCTTATATCGCTATCCACAACAATAAATATATAACTGTCCATCGCCTTAGCTCTAGAAACCTCGCGCCGAAACCTAGGAAAGTTTTGCGACATTGTAGACTTAAAGTCTCTTTCGCTTTTTCTTTCTACAAAAGTGTAGTCATACTTATTTCCGCTTGCGGTATAATCAGCAAAATCTAATGCAAATTTTTTAATGTTCTTAAATGGCAGCGGATGGTTTTCTCGAGTGTCAACGACTATTTGTAAATCATTAAAATCTTGAACGTCAAAGAAGTCTTCGGGTAGCTTCCTGTAAAGCATCGGCGTTACGCCCGCTTGACTGCACGCATGGGAATAGCTTGTAAAAAACTTTTTATAAATATCTACTGTTGGCATTTCGTTCAATAATAACTCCAAGTGAGTGGGGCCAAGCTTTAAATCTTTTTCTTTTATTCTTTGTTTTAATTTATTCAGAGAGTATTCTTTCACCTCTTCTGGAGGGTTCGCATGGCACCATTTTAACAACTGACTATATGTGGAAAAATCTTTTTCGAAATAATCTTTTTTGTTTTTAAAAGGCAGCATCTCTCCAGTGAATAAATTCTTCCTCGGGAAATTTTTCGTATAATAATCTGCCAAGGTCATATCGTGAATTTTCAGATGACGGTGGATAGCCGCTTCAGTATCGAATTCTTTATTACATTCTTTGCAGTTAAATGACATCTTCTTTTGCTACCCCTAAAACCCTAGACTTCCAGTCAGACATAGACTCTAGCTCATCTGCTTCATCGCTTATAGTTTGCTTTTGCATTTCAGCCATTTGAATCATAATTTTTCTTTCTTCTTCCT